ATGCTGACAATATATCTAATATAGCCCTGAAATCACTCCTTATTTCATATTCTTTTCCGTCTATACAAAGAGATTTTGGCAAAGACCATATATCAATCATCAGAATATTTCCTTGTATATTTTTCCATCGCTTCTTTTACTTTTTTGGAGCGTGCATTTACTTCAGTTCTGATAAACTCATAAATAATATCAAATATGTACACCGCATACAAAACTCCTTCATCTGTTATTGCAAGTGGTGAATTGTACCTGAAAAATGTATCACCCGCACTTTCACCCAAAAGAAATTGCATTTGTTTTCTGATTTCCAGATTTACTTTTTCTAGCTCATTAATATCTCCTTTGTTACTTATAGAGTTGGTTAGTTCATTAAGTTTATCCTGAACTACATTACATCTTCTTATAATGTCAGGGTCTGCAGGATTGAAATAAAAGTAACCCATGATATCACCATTATTGTCTTTAACTTCTATTTTTTCCCCTATATTTGCTGTAATACTTTTCATATCGTTCTCCCAATGTTCATTCATTTTTATAAAGATAAAGACGTGATATTGCACACGCCTTTAAGTTATTAGACACCAAGGCCCTCCGTCTCTTTTTCTAACTTCAGCATAGACGGACCAGGAATTTCGCCCTCTGTAAATTCTGGGTTCCCCGTTTTTAACGATGCAGCAGATACATATCCTTTTGTTCTTGCTCCATCTTCTGATACCTGAAATGGAATGTTCAATCCGGCCGTATCCCCACCATAACTCTGCGGTTTAACAATAACTTCTTGCACGTACGCCAGATGATTTGTGGCCTCCGTATCTTCCACAATAACTTCCAACATAAGAGTCTTACAAGAATCCCCTTTTAAACGATCAAAAGCAATTTCTCTGATTTTCGGATAAAGTTTTTTTGCAGGATCTGCATAAAATGGGTCAGCATCCATTGTTGGCTCATAACCATTATCCTTTGTTTTCGTCTGACCCAGGATGTTTTTCAATGTTTCCATATCCGGGTTAAGTTCATTAGACATTTCTTCGATATCATCACCAATAATTTCCCACTCCGCACTTCCCACGACATTTTTAAATGTGGTGTCCAAATAGTGCGCAAGCGCTTCACGATTTAATTTCGCCATGTTTATTTTCCTTTCTATCTGTTCTTGTAAAATATGTTCCTGTATTTCAGTGCAAGGCTGATAACCCAGTCCTGCACATTTCCCTCTGATGTGCTGTCCAGATATGCCGGGGTCTGCCGCGCGATCTCTGTGATTTCCCGTCCATCTGTCAGTGCCGGATAATCTTTCAGCTTCTTCTGTTCTCCATCAATGGTTATCGACTGCTTTTCAAGCCATTTACCGAGATTGTCCAAAAACTCTTTAATATCAATTTTGGAGTTTTGACTGTCTACTGATGTTCGGTACACCACATAAAACGGATAATTGCAAAGCTGATTAACTTTCCCGGTTACAGATGTTGTTTCTGTAGCAATCACCGGGCCGGAAATGGGGTAAAACGAAATTCCGCTTTCTTCTTCCAGCGTGGAGAATTTAATTGATTCACCCTCTAACAGTCCCGGAAAGTCGTTCAGCAAATCCTTGATTGCATTTGTCACAACATCATATCCATCTATGTCATATCTTTTCGGTTTATTTAGTGCCTCCTCCGGCAATTCGCTTCACTCCTTTTACCCATGCTTTACCGTGCGCGTCTTTTGCTGTATCAAACCAATGCGGTGTAGCTTTTGGATTGCTGTATGTAAGCGGTCGCTCTGTCACAACTTTCTTTGCTCCTTTTCTCGCCCAGGGTGACCATGTCACAGGGTCAATCATAACTTTACCCTCATACAAAAAACGTCCCATAGGTGGCGCAGCCGCAACAACTTTTCCGCTTCCTGCCAATGCTGCGCTCTGCAATCTCGTTACATTCACAAAGTTTCCGTCTCTATGCGGCATATACGGCACCATATCCGTCATGATCTGACTATCAAGATAGTATTGAGCACGTTCATACTGTCGTTCAAAACGATTTAGGCTCACATCAACTCTTATATCTCCCTGCACTAAAGAGAATCCCGGAAAATGAAATGTCCTACCTGCCATGTCACTTCCCTCCAATCTCAAAATGCGGTATTAGCGTATACGGCCCGCCGACTGTTGTTATCAGAAACACATAATCATGCCGCTTGTTCAGGTAATCGTAAAATCCACCGTCTACACGGTTTGCATAATCGGAATCCAGAATAGGAGCTTCCGCGTATTCCCCTTGCATGAAGAAATCCCCAGAAGCAAAGGTAATGCTTTCTTCCAGTTCGTCATTTGGTTGTTTCCCCCACTCTTTCGGCGGCAGATATGGCTTGTCTCCTACCATTACGGTGCCGTCAACGGTATGGTATTTAACATGCAAATTCGCCGTATCTGCGCTATCCAGACCTGTCTTTGCTACGTTTGCTGCTTTGTCAATAATCAGGTCAACGCCGGAAAGCACATGAGGATACCAATATATATCCCCGGTCTGACTTTCGTATTTGTTAAAAATCGTTACAGTATCGGTATATATCGGTATCCCCTCCTTTAAATTCTTGCACTAAGCAGATTGATTCCTTTTTTATCTCCAACATTAGCAAGGTACTCTGTCGCAACTTGCCGCAGTAGTACGTTCTCTACTTTTTTGTCCATAGCCGCCTGAGAATAAATATCCTCACTGTTTCCAGATATTCCTGTAACATAAGAGATACTTTCGGAGCCGGAAGAAACAGACGAAACCATTTTTCCGGTCATTGTGCCGTCCTCCCTCGTTACCGTTCCCACAGTAGCCATAGATGCTTTCTTTACTTCGTCAATCTGGTACAAGCAATCAGCAACCGCACAGACCGCTTTCTTTACCTTTGTTTGCGCTCGTTCATTGTCTGGGAGGCCGTCCACAAGACGGTCAAAGGTAATGTTGTCTATGCGGTCACTGGCTTTCTCCAGATACTTTTCAAGGGATTTGTCCGGCACAGTATCGCCATAATATTTAGTTTTATAAAACTCTGTATCTGCGTATGCCATGCCGGAGCCTCCTTATGATTTTGCGGTTACATCGTCATTTCCCGATTTCAGTGCCTTATAGGTATTGTCACATTCAACAACCGTGATATACTGTCCGGTAGTGGCTGTAATATCAGACTTGCCGTCCCAAGGTGTCCAAGTCTTTACACTCTGTCCGAACTTTACTTCCGGCGCGGAACCTGCTGCCACTTTGTATTTGTACATGTGTCCGGTTTCAAGCCCCGGAGAAACAGTCACTTTGGTATCTCCCGTCTTTGTGCCTGCGGCGGATGTTACCGTTAAAGTACCGAGTGTTGTATCGTCCGTCATATCAACAACTGAAATAGCGTCAATATATTCTGCAAAAAGAGTTAATCCCATGATTGCAAATGCTTCTGATACAGCATGTTTGTAGTCGCCTTGAGTGTGGAATCCAATCAGATTCGTTTCTCCGCTGACCGTATATACCAGTCCAGCCCGTACAAAATCACTCTCGTTCGGGTCAACATAGTAAAGAACGATATTTTCTACCGGGGTAGCAATAATGCGTCCTCTCTGGATTTCTCCCTCAGAAAGCAGGAAGATCGTGTTGAATCCCATGAAGTCCTTGATATACTGGAATCCAAACTGATTCTGAATCGTAATATCTGCCGCACCGATGTACTCATACACGTCAAGGATATTTACAAAGCCTACAACTCCCGTTGCTGTCCTGTGCATCATTTTGAACTTGTTCTCCACAAGACCTTTGGCCATAGCAAGCGCCATCTGGAAAGTAGTCTCTGTCGCTGTCAGTGTGCCGGTATTCAGATAATCATAGAATCTTCCAGTAACCATAGTGGTAAGCTGGAACAGAAATTCATCATCGGTCATCTGCACTGCGTTCTCATAGCCGTGGTCTTTAATGCTTTCAATGGAAACAGCCTTTGCATACTTCTCAATGGTCATTTCCGCATATTCTTTTTCTTTTACAGTAAATTTGCTGTATGGGATTTCCTCGCCCTCGCCTACGTTTCCATCTGCAAGACTTCCCTCTGCATATTTACTTTTCAGGATTGCTCCCGGCTGTTTCTTAATCGGGCGCATAATACCGAGAATCTCTCTTAAATGCTCCCAGTTCCGCTCAAATCTAGTAACAAAATCAATTTCCCTTGCCGTTACCTGAATGTCAGCGGTTTTGATAAGATTATTTTTTGCTGCCATTATTCTTCTCCTTGTCCAAATAATCCAAGATTTTCAGCAATCGCCGCCTGCCTCTCTGACGGGTCTTTGATTGCATAAATATCTTTCTTTGTCATAGTTCCATGTCCGCCCGGTGTTTTTCCTGTTCCTGGGGTTGTAAATCGCGCCGCCTGCTGCTGCGCTTTCTGCTGCTGCTCATCAACGAACGCCGAAGCATCTCTTTCTTTAATCTGCCCGATCAGATCAGACAAGCCTAAAATCTTACCGTCTTTCAGCTTTAAGCCGGATTCCTTAATCTCTGCCATGACAGCTTTCTTCGCCGCTTCGCTAGAAAACTTAATGGATTCCATTTCAGTTTTCAATGCGTCAGAAAAATCTCTGTCATAAATCTTCTGTTTATAGTCGTTTTCGGCTGTTTCCGCTTTCTGTTTCCATGTGTCAAGTTCTGTCTTCATGGTTTCCAAGTCCACGCCGTCAAACTTTTTCAGCGTTTCCTCGGCTGTCTCTGCCTGCCCTTTCCACTTGTCGCGGTCAGATTCCACCTTTTCATAGTCCTTTACAGTCTTGTAATTTTCATGGAATACTTTCCTAAATTCCTCGGACTGTTCTTTTGGAACTTCGATGTTAAATTGTTTCAAGATTGCTTCAATGTTCTGCATAATAATCCTCCTAAACGTCTACTTATTAACCGCCCGTCAGCGGTAATGGATTCAGACAGATAAACCTCTGTCGGGGTAATCGGGACACCCGGAATCGAACCGGGGACTTGCTGTGTATAAGACAGGTGCTCTACCAACTGCGCTATGTCCCAAAATGCCGCCAAACAGCGGCAGAACATTTATAACCCGTTCAAAGGTGCTATTTGACCGGTAGACCCGTACATTGATTATCAGGCTCAATGCGATAAGCCTAATGCACACGCCGGAAATTGCACCCGCTTTTCAACCTCCGGCATAAAGCCGTTTCTATTAAGGACGTGTGCTAAGAAAGGAGGTGTCAAAAATAAGAAAAGAGCCAACAAACCTGTCGGAATTTCCGATAAGTTCATTGGCTCTGTGTCTGGCAACTGGCTCTATACAATATCAGTTTTTACTTCTATTTCAAAGTCTGGCTTTATATCAATGATAGATTGTATTTTACACTTAGGGCAAAACACTGGTAGGTTTTCTGCCACAGTTTCTTTGCGTATTTTTATACGTGTTTTATTATTGCATACAGGGCAATAAATCCATTTTTCCTTTACCATGTTCCGCCTCTCTTT